AGGTTTCACTATGGCCGGTCCTAACACTACGTTCACAGCGGGAAATGTATTTAGTGCAGCACAAGCAAACAATTTTCCACGTGGCCTCATGGCTGCACCTGCCACGTCAGTTGCCACCCCAACTACGTTCACAGGTGAAACACAAATGCTTGCCTACACTTTTAGCCAGGTGAACGGTCGAAGCTACCTTTTGCAGTATTTTGAACCGTCTTTAACATGTACGGCGGCTGGTACTGTCACCGCCCGTATAACGACAGGTGTTGCAGGTACGCCATATAATTCGTCTACTTCACCTTTAGCCATTTTGATTAGCAACACAGCTTTAGTAACAACGGTTTACACAGCCGGCACGTCAGGGTCGCTAACGATTTATGCGACTTTGACGGCGTCTTCAGGTACTGGCACAGCGACCCGTTCAGCGACAAGATTCCCGCAGCTGTACGCCGTAGATTTAGGCACCTTGTGAACATTACTAACCCACCTAAAGCGTTAATCGTGCTTGTGGCAATGGTTTGCATTACCGTCCTAATGGCTATAGGCAAAATAGACCAGTCAGCCGGCACAGGTATTCTTGGAACCATTGTTGGGTACAGCGTAGGAAATTCCATACGCCCCAAAAATGGTGAACAGGTACCGCCTATTTTCGGACGCAAATGACCATACGGCTTTACACGGGGAACAAAGACGGCCCGCACCCGCAACCTCGACAAGGCACAACCGTCTTTAAAGACTATTGCTGCTACCTGTTTGGTATGACTAGCCTAGGTATTTACGCCAACCGTCCTGTCAAAGGCAGCCCCAGCAAAACACCTCACCTGTCTGTGCATAGCACCTGGCGGGCTGTAGACCTCAGCGGAACCGTCAAGCAGCGTTACAGCCTGATTGACTTTCTATATGTCCACCGTGACATTTTGGGCATAGAGGAAATACACGATTACAGCAACACGTATAAGCCGTCTAAATTTGGTTGGGGCGCTGGCTACCGTTGCGATAGGGACGCCTGGCGGGTGTACGACAAAAACACTATTGGCAGTAAAGGCGGCACCTGGGTGCATGTCGAGATAAGCCCGCTGTTGGCTGATCACCCAGACATTGTGGCCCATGCGTTCAAAACCATTTTTAAGGGTGCTTGACTTCATCGCACCTAATCGGTAGACATATCCCGACCTTACCCCGACTAAAGGACAAATAATGAATGTGAAACGTTTTCTAGGTTTAGCCCTATTTACTTGGTTTATGTGCTGGATTGTGGCGACAGGGTTCAGCAATGACCCTGAACCATTGTCGCCCGTTGTGCAGACAAGCCCTCGAATCACGGTGCAGATATATACGCCTAGCGAGGTGCAAGGCCAGCTGTACCCGGCAACGACAACGACGACAACAACGGTGGCGCCTGTTGTGTTTGCTGAGGAATTACGCAACTTGCCGTGCGCCCAATACTTTTTGACGGCTGTCAACGCAGGGTGGCCCAACGACGTTAAGACGCTTAAAACGCTGTCTAAAATTATGTGGCGTGAAAGTAGGTGCAAGGCGACAGCGTGCAGCAAAAGCCATTCAGATAGCCCTTGCGCAGACTTTGGGCTTATCCAGGCTAACTATGCGGCGCACCATAAATGGTGGGAACAAATGGGTTTGACACCTGACGACATGTTTGACCCGCATACCAATTTGCATTGGGCCTGGTTGCTATATTCTGGGCGTGAAGCTAAAGGGCAATGCGGGTGGCAACCTTGGCGGTTGTGCTGACCTAATGTTTGATGTTGACCGCCCCGACTGGCAACAATACGCAAATTGCCGTGGCTTAGAAACCAACCTATTTTTTCCCGCTAACGGCACAGAATCGGCGTTAGCCCGAAAGATGATCAAACCGTTTTGCGACACCTGTCCGGTGTTTGACGACTGCCTAGATTTTGCTATGTCGTTTGCCGATAAGGCGTTGCAGGGCTTGTGGGCTAACACAACTGAGGGTGATCGTCGACGTATGCGTTACTTAGGCACAGGGGTTGTGTATAGTCCTGATTACCCGACAACCGAAAGGTCCCGACATGAATGACCAAATGCAAGCCCTGTCTGCCGCTATCACTAAAGCAGATATTGCTATGAAAGCCGCCGCCTGGCAGATAGAACAACAGCGTTCCGACATTGACCAGCTTCGCAAATGCCTATACGAAATGGCGTACACCGCTGAGGAACACGGCATAAACCTTGTGACCCTCACCAAAACTTCACAGGACACCATTGTTGCTATGCGTCTGGGCGGGTTCAAATGAATTTGGGCGACTATGTTGACGTGCCAACACGCTTTCGCTTAGCCCTTGACAAATGGCCTGAACTTAGGGTGATCGAGGAACCAGCAAAGATTGTCACTATTGGCGAACGCACTTTTATTAGTGTCACTATGACGGTTTACCGTGACCCGTCAGACCCGTTGCCTTGTGTCGCTACCTGTTGGGAACCGTGGCCTGGGCGCACGCCGTTTACTTTAAATTCAGAGGCAATGAATTGCAGCACAAGCGCTTTAGGTAGGGCTTTAGGCATGATGATTCCGTTTGGCAAAATGGCGTCGTTTGAGGAAGTACAAAACCGCCAAAACGACGCACCTGCCGTTAACACAAATTCGCAAACTAAGATTCGAGGCGTACAGGTAGCCCACGACGGCACCAGGGCAAAACCTGCAGACCCAAACGCTGTATGGCCCGTGTCTAAATCCCAACTACAAACCCTGTCTGCTATCGGCTACACCGGTCCCGTACCTGCAACATGGCAAGAAGCCAACGCAATTATTAAAGACATGGGCAAAACAAAATGACCGCTGTCGGTGTCACGTTAAACGACAATGACCTTGCGGCGTGCGATCATTGGGCGGAACAACGCACAGAAAATTGGCAAATGGCAACAAAGCCAACAAAATATGACGAAAACCTATATGGCGTCAAAGGCGAATTGGCGTTAGCCAAAGCGTTAGACCTTGACTTTGTGGGCTACGACAACATGCTTGAAGCTGACAGGGCAGGCGACGTCGGGCCGTACCAAGTCAAAGCAACCCTGCACAAAGACGGACATTTAATCTTTCAAGAAAAGCACCGCATGGGCGTTCAAACGGTTTTGGCTATCGTTGGCGCTAACAAGGTCCGTTTGGCTGGCTGGCTGCACTTTGACACCGCTAAAACTATTGTGGCGTCCGGTACGGGGCGTCGAGAGAACCGCCCAAACCAAGACCGCTGTCTTACTTGGTGGCTACCTCAGCACGCTTTAGAGGGCATGGAATGGTTACCTATCGTGTACGGCCCTGAAGTGGTGCAGCTGTGAAAGAATCCTATTTTCAGTCGCAGGTAATCATGCTTGCTAAGTTGCACGGCTGGCTGGTTATGCACACTAGGGCTGTGGAAATACGCCCTGGGGTGTGGAAAACACCGTTGACGGGTCACCCAGGCTTTCCCGATCTAGTGCTATGCCATCAAAGGGGTCGAGGGCTTATCTTTGCCGAACTTAAAAGCGACATGGGGCGACTATCCGACAGCCAAGAACTATGGTCACAAGCCATAAACGAAAACGGCGCTGAACATGTTGTTTGGCGGCCTAAAGATATACAAGCAATATCAACCCGACTAGCAGGAAAGAACAAACCAGCATGATGCATATTAAAGAATTAATGCCACTATTGGAAAATGTCAGGGTGGCGGTTTATGCCCTTGACGAAATGCAGGAACAACTAAATGATGCTGCTATTACAAAATTAGAACTTGACGAATGGCGTGCTTTAGCAGAAAACATGGCAGGTGTTCTGTACCACATGGACGACAACAAAAAAACAAATTCAGCGTTTAATCATTGCATCCATTTGTTTCAAGAATTAACAGAACGTTATCCGTTATGAAAATAGTGACCCCAGCCAACCCGTTAAAAATCTATATGCGCCACGACGTCGGCGGTGAAACCGAATACATGTCAAGCAACATTGCTTTTATCATTGTGGACGACGCCACCAGCCCTGGCTACTATGACCTTACTTATGTCACCATTAGCGGTACACAAGTCCGCAACCGTGACATAGCGTTTGCCAGGGTGTTCCTAGACGGTCAATGGGTCAGTCACGAATAACATAATTTGACATAAAACAGATTACGACAGATTCCAAAAGAGGGAATCATTAGCCCTTGACGAATTCTGAAATCGTCTGTGGGAACATACGGAAACGTAGGTAGACGCTTGCGTATTGCAGGCGACCAGCGTTCCCTAACGCAAAGGCGATGGGTTATCCACCGAACAAAAATAGACAGGCTTCCCAGACAAGACATTGTCAAAATAGTGGGGGACACAAACAACCGATACCGGCATGGAACTTGAGGACAACCGCAGCGGCGCACTTCCGCTGTGGGCGTCAGCGCCCTTGACCTAATCCCTACGCCCTAGACCTTGACCTACACTTACAGCAACCAAAGGAAACCCGATGCCTCGACACGACACCTACAACGACCCAACCTACCGCAAAAACCGTTTGGCATTACTTAAAGACAACCCGCCCTGCTACCGCTGCGGCAAACCAGCTGACACCGCAGACCATATCCAACCCATCTTTCAAGGTGGCGGAAACGAAATGGACAATCTACGGCCTGCCTGCCGTCGCTGCAATAGTTCAACCGGCGCAACAGACAAAGCCAAAGACGACGCCCTAAAAATACAGAAACGCAACGAATTCTTAAAAGAAAAGCAAAACCTTTTTTTATCAGGAAAAATTAAGACCCCGACCCCTTCCTTAATAAACATTTTGGGGGAAACTGGCGGGAACCAGCCCGAATCGGCGCAGGTCATGGCGTATTTGCCGAGATTGGAAACGGTTGGCGTTAACCAGGCGTCGTACGGTTTGGGTGTTGCGGCCTGGGCTGAAACGCATATGGGTTTGGTGTTGATGGATTGGCAGAAGCACGTACTTTTAGGCCAGCTGGCGCATGACGATACTGGCGCACTTCAGTTTCGGGAATCTTTATGCAGCACGGCCCGCCAGAACGGAAAATCGCAGGGCGGGTTATGCCCTTTAATCGGTTGGTGGCTTACGGATTTTGCAAGGCTTCGAGGCAAACCGCAAAGCGTCTTATCTGTGGCAAACAAATTGGATAGGGCTGAAGCAATCTTTGGTGTTATTGCGCCAATACTGGTAAACAAATTTGGGGCTAAGGCAGCTAACGCTATGGGCCGTAAGTCTGTCAAAATGCCTGACGGTTCTACGTGGGAAGTTAGGGCGGCAACACCTAACTTGCATGGCGGTTCCCATGATCTGATTGTCATTGACGAACTGTGGAACATTTCTAGCGAAGTTGTAGATACAGCGTTACGGCCTAGTCAGATTGCTAGACAAAACCCGTTGCTGTCTATGTGGTCCACAGCGGGCGACGAATCCAGCGTGTGCATGATCCAGCTGAGAGAGACAGCTATTAGCGAAATAGACAACGGCGAAACGGGACAGGTGTATTTTGCGGAATACAGCATGGCGCCTGGCGCTGACCCTCGACTAGAAAAAAATTGGTTGGCGGCTAACCCTGCTATGGGTGTAACCGTGACCGTGGAAGCGTTGCGGGCCGTGTCTAAAAAAGACAGCTTCCTACGTGCGCACCTTAACTTGTGGGTGTCAGCTAGGGGCGCCTGGCTACCTGTCGGACTATGGGACAAACAATTAACGGATTTGCCTATGCCTACTGGCGGTGTGCTAGCTGTTGACACAGATTTAGCAGACGGACGCTATGTCGGTGTGCGATCTGTCGTTCACGAATCCAAAGCGCATGTGATCGTGGAATTTATGGTGGATACTGAGGACGCCTGTTGGGCAGAAATAGGGCGGGTCATGGCAGACACCCAGACGGCCCTAGTTATAACACCGTCGCTGCATTTGCATTTGCCAACAATTTTGGAAAGGCGCACAACAACTATTGGTTACGGCGAACTGTTAAAGTATTCGGGCCTAATTCAAAAAATGGTTATTGAGGGCAAGGTTCGTCACCGTGGCGAATTGGCTTTAGCGGAACATGTCAACCGTGCCGTCCTAACTAAGACGGGTTCTGGTGTTGTGCTGTCGTCGCAGAAATCGCCAGGGCCGATTGAGTTAGCCCGCTGTATGGTTTGGGCGATAGCGGAATCTTCACGGCCTAAAGTTGTCGGCAAACCAATGTTCGCTGTCTCACGGACACCGTGACTATCGGTTGCGCTAAAGTTTGGCTAGCCCTTGCCTGACGTCGGGTCGGGCAGGGGCAACCCCCGCAAAGGAAAACAACATGGGACTATTTAGTAGCAAAGTAACTAAAGCGGCTATCAGTCCCAACCCTGAAGTACAGGCCGCTATTGGTGGCGGGTATTCCAGCCAGGTTGCAGGCCCTAATCTGATTGGCGAATTTTGGTCATATCAGGCTGGCGCTTTGCGTAACCGTGCAATGTCGGTGGCGTCTATCAGTCGAAGCCGTGACCTCATGGCGTCCGTCCTGGCAACAATGGAATTAAAGATGTGTTCCGAAATGTGGAACGGCGAAGAAATGGAAGAAATCCCGTTGGCGCCTAGAAGCTGGTTGCGCCAGCTGGACCCTGAAATGCCAAACAACTTCCTATTCCCGTGGGTATTTGATGATTTATTCTTTTTCGGAAGAAGCATGCTATATGTAACTTCCCGCACTAAAGACGGCTATATGGCGTCAGCAACCCGCCTGCCGCAAGGGTCAATTACGACGCCTGATCAAGTACCGCCCGTCTGGTATGGAAAATCTAAAGAAATCTTTTTCAACGGTGGCGCTTTAAACCCTGCCGATGTTGTACAGATTTACAGTCCCACCCAAGGCATGATTTTTATGTCAGAACAAACCATTTCTACGGCGCTTAAATTGTGTGAAGCCCGCAACCGAAATGCAACGTCACTAATACCGGCAGGAATCCTTAAGCAGACAGGCGGCGAACCATTGTCCGCAACCGAATTAGCGGCCCTTGCGGAATCGTTTAACCAGGCACGGGGAACAAACCAGACGGCAGCGTTAAACGAATTTTTGACGTACACGGAAACAAACGCTACGCCTGACAAAATGTTGTTAATTGACGCAGCCGAATATCAAAGTCGAGAAATCGCTAACTTGTGCAATATCCCGCCGTATTTATTGGGGCTTTCCACGGGCAGTTACGCATATTCAACATCGGCGTCCGCAAAAAGTGACCTTTGGACCTTTGGGTTGTCAATGTACGCTTCAGCAATCACGGCAGCGTTATCGCAACAGCTACCCAGGGGAACCTACGTTAAGTGGGATACTGAAAAAATGTTAGAGATTCACGACATGCGTGATATGGAACCAATGCCACAACAAAACACACAAGAGGAACTAGCAACATGATCAAATTTACTTCATCTACTTTTACCGTTGACGCCGCAGGGCCAGACGGTTTAGAACGACGCACCATTACTGGTATTGCTGTCCCATACAACGTTTACGCCACAGTCAGCGACGGAACCCAGGTGCAATTTGCGCCAGGCAGCTTGCCCGTAGAGGGCAAAGCACCAAAACTTTATATGTACCACGACAGCACGCAGGCAATCGGAATCGTTAGCGAAAGGGTAGACAGCCCAGAAGCCATGTATTTCACCGCCAGCGTTTCAAACACCCGTGCCGGTGACGAAGCGTTAGTGCTTGCAGCTGACGGCGTCCTAGATTCCGTGTCTGTTGGTGTCAACCCAACCGAATTTAAGTATGACGGCGACGGCAATATGACGGTCCTAGCCGCTAATTGGGTGGAACTTAGTCTCGTCCCCATAGGCGCATATGCGGGTGCTACCATAACGCAAGTAGCAGCTTCCGAACCTGACACGGAACCTGAAGCAGAACCTGAAACCGAAACCGAAACTGAGGAAACCCCCATGGAACTTGAAGCCGAAGTCATCGTGCCAACCGCACCAATTTTTGCACAGGCCCGTCGTGAACCACGCCTGCCAAACGCCGCTGAATTTGTGGTGGCAATGCACAAGGGCGGTCTTGAAGCCGCTAACGCCAATAAGGTTTGGGCTGACTATCGGGCCTACCACAAGTCCGATTTAGAATTCGCCGATACAGCCACCAGCGACGTGCCTGGTATCGTGCCAGTCCCGATTTTGGGTCCCGTGTTTGCGGACATTAACTATATTGCACCGCTGCTTTCTGCTGTTGGTACAAGGGCCATGCCCGCTAACGGTACGGGTTCCACTTTTATCCGCCCTACTTGGACAACGCACCCAACTGTTGCAGCACAAACAAACGAATTTGACGCTGTGTCCTCGACTACTTCAGTCATTGCGTCAAACACAGTTACAAAGTCAACTTTTGCTGGTAGTGCAAGTTTGTCCTATCAGACAATTTCGTTTACGGACCCTGCCGCCATGTCAATAATCATGCAAGACCTCGCAGGGCAATACCTAAGCGCCATCGACAACTTTGCATGCGACGCACTTTTAGCCGCTGCAACTTCCGCTGGCGTCTGGGACCTCACCGCTGTTGACCTTATGAAGTCAATCTATGACGCAGCCGTTGTAACTTCCGCAGCAACAAACTTCCTGCCAACGCATATTGCAGTTGACCCTGCAACGTGGGGCAAGATGGGCCAGCTGGTTGACGGTTCAAACCGTCCAGTATTCCCAGCAATCGGCGCACCTGGCCTACTTGGACAAAACAGCATGGGCGCAGGTTCCGCAGCGTCATGGTCCGGTAGCAACCCGTTAGGTTTGCAAATTGTCGTTGACAACAAATTTGCTGCTGCAACCATGGTGATTTTTAACAGCAACGCCTTTGAAATTTATCGCCAAGACCAAGGCCTACTGTCTGTAGAAAACCCAAGCACCATTTCCCGCACAATGTCCGTGTTTGGTTACGCAGCAACCTTTGCTGCTAACGGCAACATGATTCAGAAAATTACCCAGTAGTCGAAAGGCGGTTAGCCGCCCATGGCTGTATATAGCGTTACTTTTACACAGCGATTAGACAATTACGCTGTTGTTCAAACATTGACGGAACCTGATTTAGATTTAGGCATGGCGTTTACTTTGGCGTCATGCGGCGCAAGCTTTAACGGGTCACACACCGTTTACGCTTTGCCCGCATACCTGTTTAAGGGCGTCAACAGCATGGGCGACCCCGTCTATGACCTCAGCGTGCCGATACCTAACCAGGTGCTGTTTTACAATGCGGACGATGATTCCGAACGCATAGCGTTAATTCCGCCAGGGACATTAACCGCTACCGAAAATGCAACGTGGATAGACGGCCCCGATTTAGAATTATGGCTAGGAATTGCTTTGGCTGGCGTAGACGAATCAGCTTTCTTGCAACAATGCGCTGACAGCGCCAACAACCTAATTTTTAGGCGACGTCAAGAATCGGGATACACGGACAGCCTGACAACTTCGCCAGGCCCAGACGTCACTTTGGCAACGACAATGTATGGTGGCGCCCTATATCGTCAGCGTGGCGCTATCAACGATTTTTCGGGCTTTACAGAAATGGGGACACCTGTTTCCACGGGCCTTAGTCCGCTGATCAAACAACTTGCCGGTATCCCTCGACCAGCTGTCGCCTAATGACTGTTTACACGGACCTTTTCAATGAGGCCATAGACGATTTAGCGTTGACCCTTGAAACGGTGACAGGTCTACGGGTTGTCTTTAACCCTGAACAGTTAAACCCGCCTTGCGTGTTTCTAGACGCACCCGATTTTGAAGCCCTCTCTAGCACTATCGTTAAGATGTCTTTTAGCGTAAAGGTGCTGACATTAGGGCCAGGCAACTTGGACGGCTTACGCAACGTTTTAAGCATGTCTGCGGCGCTTCTAGCAAGCAACGTGGCTGTCAAGTCTGGGCGCCCTGGCTTCGTTACTGTTGGCGGGCAAACTTTTGCCGCCTATGACTTGACCGTAGACCTACAGGCCCAATCATGATCTACCAAATTGTTAGCCCTCGATTAGGGACACCTGGCGACATATACAAACCTGAAGCAGGCGTGAACGTTGAAGCGTTGCTATTGCACGGTTTTATTGTTGAGGACAAAGCACCGCCAAAATCTGCTAAAACTAAACCAACCGAAAAAGGATAAACCCCATGGCAACTAGCACCTATCTTTCCAACCCAGGCGTATTGGTCAACACCGTTTCGTTAACGGACCAATGCACCAGCGCTACGGTCACCAACACCGCTGAAGCCCTCGAATCCACCGCCTTTGGTGGCACGTCTAGGGTGTTTGTTTCAGGCCTGTTTAATCAGGAAATTACGCTTGACTTGTATATGTCCTATGCGGCTACCGAAACTTACGCCACACTTGCTGCCTTAGTTGGCACTACGACAACTGTTAAAGTTTCTAACACCGTAGGCGGCCTTACCGCACCTAGTGCGACGGAACCCCGATTTGAATTAGTGGGGGCTTATTTAGAGGCGCTTCCTGTCATAAACGCCACAATGGGTGAATTAAGCACCATTTCAATTACGTTTAAGGGCGGCGTTTTAACAACCGTTACCGCCTAATTTCAACCCACAAACAAAGGAACCCGACATGAAATTGACGCTTAGGGTAGACCAGGGCGACGGCCCAATCGAAGTATCCACAAACCTTTTTACCATTGTTGCATGGGAACGCCGATTCAAAACTAAAGCCAGCAAAATTGGTGAGGGTATCGGCATGGAGGATTTAGCTTTCATGGCGCATACCGCACTTCAACAAAACGGGGTGGTAGTTCCCGTGGTCCTCGACGATTTCATACGCAAACTTTTAATTCTTGAAGTCATAGATACCGAGGACGAAAACCCTACTTAAGGGGTCAATACCGTTTTGCGTTAGCAACCTTGCTGGCAACGACAGGGTATTGGCCCCGTGAAGTAGAATTTGACGTGAAAGACCTTGCAACCGTTTTCAAGGTACTTAACGAACAAAGGAAATAGGCATGGCTGGCGTCGAGATAACTACCGAAGTTATTGGTATCCGTGACGCTGTTAAAACGCTTAAAAAACTTGAACCTGCCTTGTTTAAAGAATTCCGCAAAGAAGCCGAAACAGCGTTAAAGCCAATAGTCCTAGACGCCCAGGCGACACTAAACAAAGCAGGCCCAGCGCCGCTATCTGGCATGTCTCGCAAATGGACAACCAAAACAGGTAGACAAATTTTCCCTTATGTGCAAACAAAGGCTGTACGTGGCGTCAAAGTGTCGTTGCGTCCTAGTAAGGCAGCGTTTCTTACCGTGCAACAGAAAGACGCCACCGGCGCAATCTTTGACATTGCAGGGCGATCTACAACTAACCGTTTTGGCGAAGCGTTGTCTATGCGTTTTGGTAAAGCGTCCCGCACTATGTGGCCCGCAGCTGACGCAAACGAGGACAGGGTAAGGGACAATCTGGCTGACGTTGTGCAATCCGTCGCTAAGAAAACAGAAACGAAACTAAGGTACTGATTATGGCTGGCATTTCAATTCCCCTGATAACAGAATTTAAAGACACCGGCATTAAGCAGGCGCTTAAAGAGTTTAAGAAACTTGAGACAGCCGGGCAGAAAGCACAGTTTGCCATTAAGAAAGCCGCTGTGCCTGCCGCCGCTGCTTTGGGCGCTGTAGTCGCTGTCATTGGTTCTGCTGTATCTGCCGCCATTGAAGATCAGGCCGCACAAGCGTCGCTGGCCCGCCAGATTAAAGCCAGCACTAAAGCAACAGACGCACAGGTTAAAGGTGTCGAGGACTATATATCTAGCCTAGGTAAGTCTGTCGCTATCTCAGACGATGAGGCACGCCCAGCGTTTCAAACTTTAGTTGTCGCCACAAAAGATTTGACTAAAGCGCAAAAACTGTTAGACATTGCGTTAGACGTTTCGGCGGCGACAGGTTCCGATTTGGCTAGCGTTACTGACGCATTGGCTAAAGGTTTTGCGGGCAACATGAAGCCTTTGGCGGCGTTGTCGCCCGAACTTAAATTGTTGATCAAAGACGGCGCAAGCCTTGACGAAGTTTTGACGGTGCTTCAAACCAACTTTGGTGGCGCAGCTGTCGCCGCTGGCAATACCGCAGCTGGTGGCATGAA